CTTGTCCGTCGCGGTGGCCGACGGAGTGGAGACCTTGTGACCGGCCGACTGCGCCTGCAAGAGCGCCAGCGTGAGGGGCGAGCGGCGCGGGAATTCCTCGTCGCTCGTGCCGCCTTTGATGATCGTCTGGCGAACGTCTTCGGCTGCCTTTTGTCCGACAAGCGTCAGCGCCTTCTCTGGGTCCCAATCCCTTTTGAGAGCGTTCTGAAGGATCTTCTTCCAGTTGTCGTGTTCCGCCAAGAAGGTTCCGCCAAGGAACGGTCTGGGTGGATTGACCAAGGCGATTCCCGGCTTAATTCCATTCTCAAAGTTTCTACCGAGCACCCAGTTCAGGAATGCGGCCTGTTTGACCGTCGTTCTCTGAACCCATCCGTATTCGACATAGACGGCGTATTGAGCAATCTCACTGTCGAAGATGCCGACGACGACCTTTTTCTTCCCGAATCCTTTGAGTTTATCGAGTTTCTTGAGCGGCTCAGAGCGTGTCTTGACGACCTTGATGCCCATGATCACCCCCACGGGTGGTAATTCGACTGACCGTAAAGGCGCCCGCCCATACGGTACTTGGCTGTGAGTGTCCAGTACGTTGAGCCGCAAGGAGTCTGATTCCACCACTGAGCAGTCTGAGAAGTGCTCTGAATGAGATCAAACCCCGTCGACACCGATCCTTCCGATGCGTTCGTGATGCGCCCCGGCTGATCCCCGCGCACCGACAGCGTCGCGAAGTGACAGAGAGCGTAGTAGAGGAGTGCCTTTCGCTCATTCTTCGGCGGCGTTGCGTCGGGATCGTAGGGAGCGAAGCTCTTTTCATCGGTGTTTCCGACGAATTCACAAACCTGCTCCCAAAATACCTCGAGCAATGCGTCGGATATCACGTCCTCGTTCAAGCCAGGAAACCAAGTTCGAAACTCCTCAAAGTCAAGCTCAACCGAGGCCATATCCGTCACTCCTTCTCAGCAGGTTCCACACCTTGTTCTTCAGGATTCACGGGTTCCACGCCCGTACGCATTTCTGCAATTTCGTCTCGTCTTGCCTTGAAATCCTTTTCACTCTTCATTTCCATGAGAAGCGGAGGCATACGCGTAAAAGCGCGCTCCCGGCCGTGCTTGCGCTTGATGTCTTCCCAGTCCTTCTTGGCAACAGCAACGAGCACGGCGTTGCCGGCTCCGAGAAGAACGCCCTTGGCCTTGCCACGAAGCGCATGATTGACGCCGGGGAAGGTGACCGTCTTCGTCCCGCCGTTTCCGTTGTCGACGTCGTCAAACTTGATGCCGAGCGGCATGCCGCATGCGATGTAGACCGTTTCGTCGGCGTTGCCGGAAACGTTCTTGGCAGGTTCCTCCGTCGTGTCGGTAACGATCTGCGTACCAACGGTCTTGGATTTGCGGGAAGTCTTGGAAATATTCGTTTTCGTTCGAGCCATGATGAAAAACCTTTGCGAAAGAGACAGGGAGAGCACCGAAGTACTCTCCCCTCGTACCAAAAACGGCCGCGGATGGCGGCCTTTTCTTTTCGGCCGATAAGGAGGGCGTCACACCCCCGTCATCGTTGCAACCAGCGAAGGACGACGAATCACGCACCCCCACGTTCCCGCGGTCGCCTTCTGCTCGAAACTGGAGAGCTTCGGGATGAGACGACCGAGCTGGAAGGCGCGGGAGAAAGCGCAGAAGCCGGTCTGATCGTCATAGAGATCAATCACGGTCATGTAGAGCATTTCGCCCGCATCGGTGGAAAGTTCAGGAAGCTGAACGATCTTGATGTTCGGGTAGTTCTCCTCGAGCATGACCTTGGCCGTCTTCCCAAACTGGTTCGGCTGAGTGAGGTAGCCGATCATCTTGTTCGAGATACCCAGGACAATCGGAGCGTTCACCTCGAGATGACCGCCGTTATTGGCCGACAGTTCCTGCCAGAGCTTATTGACGTCATTGAAAACGAGCGTAGCGGCATTGTTCGGATCTGCGGCGATCTTGTCGGCCCACGTGGACTTCGTATTCACCGTGATCGGCGCAATCGTGGCGGGGAGATTCGGATCATTGAGCATCCCGTAGATCTCCATACCCTCTACGCCGTAGAGCTGGAACTTGTTTTCCGCACGGGCGATGATCTGTGCCGCAGCGTTCTGCTTTCGAGCGGCGAGATTGACCTTGGCAATCGTCATCTTCTCGCTTTCAAGATCTCCATATTTGAGCGTGGTCTGATAGCGGAAGTTCTGACGAACGGGAAAGTCGTAGTTCACGTCGCTCTGAACACCGTCGCCGAAATCATTGTAGGGACCGACCTGACCGGTGATTTCTTCGACCTGGAAGTTCGCATAGTCGTCAGTCCATTCGCCGACCTTCGACTTCGTGAAGAACTGCGTGGCATTGGTGACAGCGAAGAGAATGTCGATGATGCGGGGGTCGAGGTAGGTGTACAGCGCAGCGGGCGCTCCTACGTTGGCCTGCGTGCTCATGGCCGCGTCCATTGCAAGCTTTCGGGGGTTCACGTCAGTGAGCACGATTCGACCGTCGATCACCTTGTGAGGCATAAAGCCGACAGCGGAGACAGCACCGATACCGAGCTCCTTGGCTTTGAGAAAATCAGTTTCCATAAATCAAAAACGGCCTTGGTTTCCCAAAGCCGTCTCGCTGAAAAATTGCTGAAAAAGTCTTCTTTCGATCGGTTCGTCATCAACCGCCGACACCGCCACCGGTCGCCGGAGTGATAGAAAGGCCGAAGTTTTCGTAGATCACGATGTCGCCCGTAGCAACTTCCTCGACACCGCGCGGGAGACGAACCACCCAACCCGTGTCATTGGTTGCGCCGGCAGCGCCGTACGTAATGGCGCCCGTAGTCGGATCGCAGAGAACGGACTGCCCTTCCGTAGCTGCGGCGGCCGCAACAGCGTAGAACTGGCCTCGAATCGCAATCGGAACTCCGGTGCCAAGCGGGTAGACATTCGACGCAGAAATGAGCGGAGACGAAAGAACGCCGGAGAGATTGCGCTCGACAAAGCCAAGTACCTTGGCCCCGGCAGAGCCCTTCTTCGACGCCTGATTCATCGTGGCGGGCCCGCCCGCGTCTTCTTCGATCGCCACGGCAAAAGCGAAACCACCCGCCTCCACCGTACCGTCGGAAACGTAATTGAAGGCCGTGTAGACAGCCTGGCCGGGGTTGACTTCCAGCCCGGGCGTAGCAATCGCCGGATCGGTGTTTACAACTTTCTGAAAAGCCATGATCAAACTCCCTTATGAATCTTCGCGAGCTTCTTGCTCAGCTCCGAATCGGTTTTAATGGCGGAATCCTGAGCAATAGCGCGGGCGCTCTTCTTGCGGCCGGCCATGAAGGCTCGGTAAGCGGCTTGGGCAGACTTCGGGCTCATCCCCTTAGTGTTCACCCCTTCCTGACGAAGGGCGGCCATGTAGACGGCCTCGGCGCTGTCAAAGGCATCGAAGCGAACCTTGCCGAGCGTCTTCTTGCACTCGTCGATCGCACCGAATCGCGCCGCAATGCGCTTTTCAACGGCCTTCATGGCGGCGTCCTGCCCCATGGCAGGCGAAACGGCAGGAGCCTCTTCTTCGCTGTCCTGAGCGGAACCTTCAGCCTCTTCCTGTTTCGCCTGGTGCTGCATGCCGGCCTGCATGCCGGCAGCGAAGGCCTTCTTTTCCTCGGGCGAAGCATTGTCTAGGCCGCAGGATTCAAGTGCATCCTGGAGGAGATTCTCATCTTCGTCCTGGGGCAGATCCTCACCGTCGTCCGCGGCCCCCTGTGCGGCGGCCAGATCCTCGAGCGTCAGCCCCTTTGCAGCGAGGTCGGCAAGCACGGCCTTGGCAATGGCAACTTTGTCTTCGCCATCGTCTTCGGCAGGATTGTCGACCACATCCCCCTCACCGTCTTCCGTGTGGAGGTCGGTGAGCTGTTCGGCCGCGTCCTTGATTTTCTCAGCGAGCGCGACTTCCTTTTCTTCCACTACGGGATTGTCGTCTCCCGCAAGCTTCTTGTCGTCTTCCATCTTGATGTCTTCCATTTGATGGTCTTCCACCAACACGTCGCGCCCTGCGCGCCCCAGCTCCACAAGCGCGACATGGTTGGCGGAAATGTCGCGCATCACAAAGTCGTAATCTTTGCCGTCGGGCGCAGTGCCCGCGGTGAAGTCGGGTGTATATCTGTAGGCGAGGCTCAGTTCTCGCATCGAGCCGTCTTGAATCCGGTCGATGGCCTTCCGAACCGTAAAGTGCAGAGAGTTGTCCAGATACGGATCCCGAAAAGCTCCGTCCGTACCCGTCGTTCCGATCCGCGTGAGCAACTGCGGATCATCAGCGTAGTCGGGGTGATGCTCAAGCTGAATCGGAATTGCGTTGACGGATTTCACCGTCTCTGGTTTCGCTAATTCTTCGGGAGGGCAGTAGCCGAAGTAGACCTTCATTGGGTCCAGGCGAAGCCGCTCCCATCCGGGGATTTCAGAACCTCGATACGGCCGCACCTGCGCTTTCGTTAGATGCGACACAGAAACGTGCATGTTCCCGTTGTCATCAAAAGTTCTCACGCTCCCCTCGGCGTCCATCGCCATGGGAAAGTTCATCGGTTACTCCAAAAGTTCTGGTGGCAAAACAGACCTGTACACGCAACGGCAGAACGGACACTCTCCCGGGACCACCTTCTTTCCTACGTCGCTGTCGTAGAGCCCCTCGCTGAGCTTGAATCGCTTCCCGTTCATTGCCATGTGAGTCTTTCGAGACGTGTAGCGCCCCGGAACGTGCACCCAGATGCCCTCGGTAATGCCGAGCTCTTCGGCATTGGCCCGCTGCACCGCCTGGTGCACCTTGATCGATTGGTCGAGTGCGACGCGCTTGGCACGAGCCAGAGAGAAGCCCTTCGACGCTCTCAGCGCTCGCTCGATGTCGGAGAGTGTTCCTCCGCTCGTGACGCCTTGTGTGATCACGCCGCGCACGCGCTCCAGATCCTCCGCAGCCATGCGGGTGATGAGCCCCGTCATGTCGTCGACGATTCCAGGCAACTGCTCGGCCGCCTTCGGAGACATGTATAGCCCGTTGATGACGGGAATGTTCCATTTCTTTCGAATCGCCGTCGGCGAGATGCCCGCATCGGTCAGCGCCTTACGCTGGCTCGACGTGACGGAACGCGCCGCCGAGCGGACAAACCATCTGGAGACTTCCTTTGCGTTCTCCCCCTGCTTGATGAGGATTCGAGAAAGGAAACTGCGGATTGTCGTGGAAACGTTCTTGTCAACTACCTCGGGGGAGACACCGGGGCGAAGTTTCATGGTGCGTCCTAGAAGCTTGCCCATATCGAGTTCAAACCCAAAGAAAGAAGCATCCTGCGCCATGTCTTCCGACGTTTCGACCAAGATTCCTTCGTTGATCAAGCCCTCGACGATGGCCTTTATCGCCTCCGTTTCCGATGCTTCGAAGAAGGCAGCGAGTTTCTTTTCGAACTTCGCCTTGGATCCCGCGTTCGGCTCAATTGCTCGTATCGTCTTCGCTTTCATCTCAGCCAAGTCCCTGCAGGATTTGCTTCATTTCGTCGGGTGGATTACTTTGCGGAGTTTCCTCTTTCTGAGGCGCCTGTTGCGCCCCCAACCCACCCAAGTCGAAACCGGCCATGTCCTCGGGTTCCACGTCGGGCGCACCGTCACTCAAAAAGCCCAGCCTCATGGACGGGTCTTCTTTTGCGGCCTGGCGGACTTCTTCAGCACTGATGGCCTGCAGCTGTGCCAACTGAGCCAACATTCCGGCACGCGCCTGAGCCGTACCCGCCATCGTTTGTTCGTTGTCGACACCCAACTCACAGAACTCGAAGTTGATCGTCTCGTCGATCCGACCGAACTCAACCAACTGAATTGCCTTGAGGCACTTCATGATCGCTTCGCGACGAAGTTCTTGCTTCGACTTGATGTGATCGTAGTAATTGCGGATATCGCTCTCTCCGGTCGAGTTGAAACCGCTCGGAGATATTCCCAGGAGCTTCACGGCAGGCGTTCGATTGATCGCTGCGATCATCTCCAAGGACTGACGAACCACGTCGGTCGTTCCCGCAATGGACGTCTGCACGTTCGAAACCGCCTCCTGTTCCTTGTTGCACACAAAGACCGAGTTATTGTCGCGGTATCGTTGCAGGGCACGCATTCGGATGTCGAAGAGACGCACACCGTCGGGCGTGTTGAAGATCGCGTCCGTGTCCGTCTGAAAGACCAAGAGTGAGATCTTCCGCAGGAGATCTGCGGCGTACACGCGGCACTGATTCCAGTGCAGAACATAGTCCCAAAGGATTTGAGCTTGTGGAATGCCAAGGAAGTTGTATGCGGGCTTCAGAAGCGTCGGAACCGGATTGTCGAATAATGGGATCAACCGCGATGCGTGCACGCGCCGCCCGAGCACCCACCACCACCTCGGCTGCATGTAGTCGCGCTTGAGAGGATTGTCGGTGTTGTAGTCGCCAGGCGTAACGTTCACGGGGTCCACGACGATGAAGCGCAGCGGAATACCCTTCTGAAGTTCGGCGGACAAGTTTGTGATCCGAAGCGGCAGGCGCAAATCTTCCGAACCGGTGTCAATGAACACGAAAGCGCCGCCCATGTAGCCCGTCATCGTTGCGGCTTCATGGAAAACCTCACGAAGCTTGTATTTCACTTCCTGAACGTCTTGCAACTTCGCCACAGTCTCGGCACGGTCGTCACCTCCGGTGACGTCAATCCACTTTCTGGTGATGTCGTCTGCCACCGTTTGCACGCAAGCTCGGATCATACCGTTCTGAGCAATCTGCTGAAGAGCGCCGTACCCGATGAAAGAGGTGATGGGGAACTGCCCCATTTCGAAGGCATGCTGCTGGAGGCTGTCGTAAATAGCCGAGAATCCCCCCATTGCCCCAAACGCACTATCGAGAGCCAGGCGCTCTTTGGCAGGCGCTCCAAGCGTGACCGGAAGGCTGAAATGCCGCCTAACGTCTTCGACGGACTCAATGGCATCCATCGTTCGAGGCGGAATGTAAAGCTGAACATCCACGTCCTCGAGCATCGCGAGTTGCCGCTCAATGTTCTTGCGACGCTCTGCGGCGGCAAGAGCTTCAGCCTGCGCCTTCGTCTTTCTCTTTGACTTCTTTGCCATTGCACAACCACTTCAAAAAACGTCGCTTAACTAGTAACCAACTGATCCGATCGACAAGTTCGACAAGGCTCTTGAGCGCTGAGAAAATGCACAACGCCGATAAGCTTCCGACACCGATGAGGCAGAACCAAATAAACGTCTCGGCCTGCCACGTCAAATCCGTTGCTTGCATGAGGTCCGAGTCCAAAAATCCAAGTAAAATGTCTTTCATGGTCTGAAGGTCCTTGCTTCAGTCATCAAAGCCCCGGATGCTTCCAACATCGCGGGGCTTGTCTTTTTCACCTACCGACCAAGCAGATAGGCTAGGTTTGTCGGGTCGATCTTCAGGCCTCCCGATTTCGAGAGATCCGTGAGCGCCTGAGACATCGAGTCGACGCAGTCGTCATGAGCGCCTGCGGGGAACTCGAGCAACTCGGGCACAAATTCTTTTTCGACCCATGGGAAGCGGTCCTTCGGCGGCAGAAAGACGTTCTTTGCCTCCCACAGTGTTGTTACCGCCGACGCTCGCGCCTCTTTTGATTCTTTCGGGGTGATCGGAATGATTCCGCTCACCTTCCTCTTGAGCGTTGAAATGATGGCGCTGCCGTTGGCCTTGTCTTCGACGAGCTTGCGCGTGACGCGCGGCCACTTTTGCGAGGCCGCCACGAACTGCTCGAGCGTCTTTACGAAGTCCCAACGCCCACGGAACTGATCGCAAAGGTAGAACGAACCGCCCTTGCGCCCCCAGACCTGTCCGACGACGAAGTCGGACGTTTTGGAGTCCTTGAAGGTCATGTCCCATGAAATCACCATGGCGTCGAAGCTCTTGGGCAACTCTGTCCAGTACTGGATCCATTCGACCTTGAAAAGCCCGCCGCCTCGAGGCACGGGACGTTGTTGAAATTGCCCGGCCGTCGCGTAGGACCCCATGGTCTTTTCCATCTCTCGAACCTGTTCCTCAGAGAAACGTTCGGGGAAAAGTAGTTCGCCTTCGACCGTTCGCGGATCCTCAAAGCCGATCGAGGTGCGGCACTTGCGTGAGGACTCGAAGCGCATCGGGAGCATGAGATGTTCGTATCCCAGATCGCGGGCGAGAATCACGCCCGACGTGTCGCGCTCGTGCAAACGCTGCATGATCACGACAATGGCGGAATCCGCGTTGTTGATTCGGCTCGGCACAGCTTCCAAGAAGGTCTGCTCGGCTGCATCCAGTGCGGGGACTGAAAAGGCGTCGTCCACCGATAACGGGTCGTCGATGATGATTCGGTCGCCTCGTGAACCCGTCAACGACTTGAACGACATGGACTCGCGAAAGCCCGTCGAAGTGTTTTCGAACTTCGTCTTGGCGTTCTGATCACCTGTCAGGATCACGGGCCAACGCTCTTGAAACCAATCCGACTGGATGAGCCGACGACACTTCATGTTGTCTCGAATCGCAAGCGGCTCTTTGTGGGCTGTCGTCAAGTAACGCAAGTGCGGACATCCGCACGGTCCCCACTCCCAAGCAGGAAAGAAGACGCCCGTGAGGAGAGACTTCATCATGCCCGGCGGCACGTTCATGAGGAGACGCTTGATCTCTCCGCGATGCACGGCCTCAAGGTGAGCGCACATCGCGTCGAGCGCCCAACCCCAGGCAATCGGCGTAGCCGGCTCCAGGACTGACCAGGCCATTTTGCAGAACTCGGCCAGGCTTCTCTTTGCGATTTCGCGGTCGAGCTCAACGAGTGTCGGAAGTCGATCCATAAAGCATTTCTCGAACAGCCTTCAGTTTTTCCAAATCCACTCCCGAGAGATCCGGGGAAGTAGTGACCTTCACTGCCCCGCCATCTCCACCGGTCAGTGCCACGCGCTTGCGGTCTCCGTAGCGGGAATCGTCGCGCTGCGCTGCCTCTCGAGCATCCTCTTGCATCGATGCGCGAATTGCCTCCACAACGCCTTTCGGAAAGGGTTCGCCCGTCTCAAGACGGTGCAGTGCTTCCTCGTAGAGCTTGTCCGACTTTTCCATGCGACGGTCGTTGTAGAGATCTGCCGACGCGGCACGGGCATGTTTCGCACGGAGGCAGAAGTCCGGTCTCTCATCCTTCCAACGTTTGATGGTGCGAATCGAGGGCATCCCGTCCATCTGAGCAATCTTTCTCTCGGACAGGCCGGACTCGATCAGGTCGATGATGCTGTCCTCCAGCTCCTTTGAGTAGATAGACGGACGCCCCATTTCCTTCCTCCTCCTGTTTTTTTGCGCTCAGGGAAATCGGAGATTCTGCGCCATCGGGGCGTACAAAGCCCCCAGAACGAAAAAGCCCCGCATTTCTGCGAGGCTTACATTTCTTCCGGGCACGCCAAGGGAGCCACCTTTGGCTCCCCTACACAGACCGCTCCGAAGAACGCTGGACGTTGCTCAATTGTTGCTTTGGATCCTATCACGTTCCTCCATTCTTTGCAAGAAGTTTTGAACGATGTGACGGATTCTTTTCACGGATCGGACAAACTCCCGCTCAGACACGCGATGCGTTCGAAGAAGCTTGTGGATCGGCGTGTGCGGAGATGTGTAGAGGTCAACGAAGATCCTTCTGTCCCGTCGATCTCGTAGCGTATCGTACGGCGTGGACAAAATCGCCTCGTTGATAATCATCGCGTCCTTTTCGTCGACGACAACCGTGTGTCTTTCTCGCGCACGTTGCTCAGCCTCCTCTTTCGTGATCCCTTCTTCAATGATCCGAAAGAGAGGAGACGTTCCACGTCTTTCGGTTGGGTCACCCGCCCATCGTCCCCAGTTCTCGAGACGTCCCTCAAGCACGGGATCGTTATCGCCCCAGTCCATTCCGATGCTCCTTTTCCCAAGCGTCACGGCAGTCGGCGCAGCACCACCGACGCGCCTTTCGAATCCCTTCTTCCGTCGGCTCGATCTCCTCGATCACCTCCTCACACCACAGACAGAGGGAGGCGATCTTCGGGCGCGGTCCCTCTGGCTTTCGGCTGTGAAAAAGATCCTCCTCGTGCATCCACTGCGCGGCCTTTTCCGCGCGATCAGCGTCATCCATAGGTTTTCTCCTCGATGATTACGCGCACACCGTCTGTCTCGGCGTAGCGCTTTGTTGCGTAGACGGCGACGACCTGTGAGTCGTCCAGGAATGCGACTCCGTTGCATCCGTCGAGAACGGCCTTCAAGTAGTTGTCGATGTCGGGCCTGCCGGGGACGATGAACCCCTCCAGTGCGTTTTTCGTCTTGACCTTGCTCCATGACTTCGGCGGCTTCACAGCCACCTCCACGGAAACACGCTGTGGGAGCGTGCTCGGCAGCTTGCCCTTCATCGCCTTTCGGCACTCCCAGGCGACTGCCGCCTCGTAGGCGCGCGTCTTTTCGGGCGTGAAGGTGTTCCCGCTACGTGTGAAGCGGGGACGCCCCTTTCCAACAGGCTTCCCAGGCACAAAGAACTGGATCATTTGACGCTCCTCTTGCTGAAAATGTCCGTGGATCCGTCGATGGCAAAAGCCTCGATCTTCGACAGCGGACACTTAATGAGCGCCTTTCCCTTCTTTTTCAGGAGCGACCGAACGATTCCCTGGCCGTCGTGCACGCCGTAAAAGAAAGCGTAGGCTTTGCCGCTTCTCTTGAAGAGGAATCGCATGTCCGCGGGCGGATAGGTTCGCGGCTCGAAGGGATCGACCGACTTCCACTCGAGTTTCTTCTTCACATCCTTCGTCTTTTCCTTCGTCGTCATTAGAAATTTCCTCCCTGTCGGTTTCGTCTTGTCGTTGAATTTGGATCCGTGGGATGATCAAAGAGCCAGACCAAGGCACCCCTTCACACCCCACGGAGAAAAACTCATGAATCCACTGGATCTCGTAAAACGCGCCATCCTTGAGCATCGAGTTCTTGCTCATTCGGCGGATTGTCAACAGCTATTTGCACCGCTCTCCTTGATTCCGGCACCGCCGTCTCAGGAGCCAACGGAAGTTGCAGGAGCAGTCGTAAGCATTTCCATCGAGCTGAAAGCCGGGATGGTTGTGAGCTTCCGCCAAATAGAATTTCGTCCCATTGACTCCTTCGCGGATTGGAGGCTCGGTCCCACATTGCCCGGAAACATTCCTTTCTCCAAACGAGACGCCGAGCGCATGCGCGAAAGAGGCGTCCTTCTGCCAGTTCCGTGATTCCGCAAGTGCAACGACCAGGGACGGCATTAAGGGCCGCACACCCAATTTGGTGGGGAAGCGTGCGCTCGGAGCCGTCCCACCCAAAACGGAGCAGCCTGACGTACCAGTAGCGCTCCTCGTTGTCGAAACCGACCGGCCAAAGCACATCCGAATCGCTGATCATTCGAGCGCGCTTGGCGAACGCTCTGCGCACTGCCAGCCTTGCGCACCAAGGTAGGGTTTTGTCCATGCGCGGGTCGGTGCCGAAAACTGCGCCCTTCCGCCTCAGGAAGCGCTTGAAACAATCAGCAGTTTTCATGCCTGGGCCTTTTCCTCGAAGATTCGCTTCATCTGGCGCTCCATCTTGCGATTCCGAGAGACTTCGACCCAAACGACGATCCCCAGGAGGTACTTGATCTGGTCGATCATGTTTTCCACGTCGCCGAGCTCCTCTGCGAGGTGGTCCCGCTCAATGGTTGGGCTCGTTCCGGAAACCTTCGCAGCCAAGCATGCGGCCTCGAATGCGTCGACCGCCTCAATCGCCTCGACGAGCTCTTCGCGAAGCTTCTTGAGCTGGTGATCAACGCCGTAATGTCGAGCGACGGTCATGCACTGGATGGTGAGCTCCTTCGCGGCCTGGGCGCGCATCAGACACGTTCTTTCTGCCTGCTTGTGCAATTCGAGATCTTTTTCGTTCATCGTTACCTCTCTGTTGTTGGGTTTCCCCTCCGTGCGAAGATTGAGGTGTCCTACTTCCATCAATCAGCCCACAGAGGAGAAAATGCTTAAAACAATCACAGCTGTTCTCGCTACCATCCTTTTCGTCATGAATGCCTTCATCCGGCTAGTCGACCGAATGAAGGAGCGAGATCTTCTTCACGAAGAAATTTCCGTTTTCGAGGCAGAAGACGGAGTTGACGTCTTCGTGAAACCATCGGCTCCCATCACCTTCACGATTGCCATCCTTCGCGGCTTCCGCCCGCGCATCGTGTTTTTGCGCAAGTCCTTCGAGAACGTCTCATCGTTCAGAATCACCTCCAGACGTCTGACTTCTAGCCGCAATTTGCGGATTTCCTTCCTTGTCCAGTCGAGAAACAAGCGGTCTCTAATCACGCTGCCCGTCACGGCGATCAACAACCCCAAGTAAACGATTTCGGAGATGTCGCTCATCACTCATCCCCCAGCTTCGGAGGGGCATCGAACCCCGGCCTTACTTCCAAGGCACGGATCCTTTTTTCGTACCTCTCCATCCTCTTCAGGGTTATGTCTTTCCAGAGGTTCAATTCCCGCCTGAAGCTATCTTCGACTTCACGTCGTTCCTCTTCTCTGCGCGAAACGACTACGCGAATGGCGTATCCCATAACGACTCCAAGCAAAACCAAAAATATTCTTTGCGCTGTCACTTCCATCGCCTTTTTCCTTTCAAGGTCCAAAGCACTCTTCCAAGGTCTTCGGCTTCTTCGTCCGGCGATCCTCCCAAGAGAAGTGAACGCCGTATGACGATCCGACGATTCGACTCGTAAGTCGCGCATCAAGACATCGAACGAGTTCCGCACCGTCGAGATTTGTCGTGAAGACGGTCGGAAGCTTGTTTGCCAACCGTCCGTCGATGATTTGCTGGAGACGCTTCTGCTCAGCAGGGCTCCATGTCTGGACGCCGATGTCATCGAGCACTAGACAAGACACTCGACTGAGCGCAGCGATGAAAGTCGACGTCGCGAAGTCATGCGGACCATTGATGAGGTCAAAGAGATCCGCGACACGGAAGAAGACCCCGGGGCAGCCCTGCTTCTTGAGCTCTGTGAGACATGCCGTTGCGAGGTGCGTCTTTCCAGTCCCGGCAGATCCGTAGAGGAGAAGGCCAATCTCGGCGTTTTTTCCGCTCATCACGCGAGTCATCAACCTCGTGGCGAAGCGTTCGCAAGCGACTTTTGCCTTCGTTTTTTCTTTCATCTTTCCGCCAGAGACATCAAAAGTGTCGAAGGTCCCATATGTCGGCTCGAAAACCTCATTGCCCTGGAGGAGCTTTCGGATGTGAGCTTTGACGCGACGGAAGCGATCCTTTCGATCGTCTTCTGCCTTTTTCGCTGCGGTGGCTTCTCGTGCGCACTCTGGACACTCAGGCACAGCGTCAGAGCCCTTGAGCACGCGGCCGACGAATTCTCCGTGTTTGGGGCATTGGAAGGTCCTTTGCTCAAAATCGCCAAAAGCACCCGCGTACTTCGCTTTGAGCCAGTCGGGAATTTGATTTTGCGTAGCTTCAGTCATACAGGTCTGGTTGGTTGAAGAGTTCTGCCATGGTGTCGTAGTTCATGTCCGAGAGCGGTTTCGGACGGTTTGAGGGGTATCTGCCGCCTCCGTTTCCTCCCCGCTGTGCAGCCTTCTTGAGCGCGTTGCCCATCCAGTTGCGGAAAGCCTGGTCCCACTTCGCATTACGTACGTCCTTCGCGATCATCCATCCGACAAATTTCTCGAACTCGTGCGAGGCGTCGATCGTGGGGTAGTTCTCGGCTGCCCACTCCTTGAGGTTTTCAGGGATGGGGGTACCGGGCTCCCACGGACATGGCGTCTGCGGCATGCGTCGCGACTTCTTGGCCTTTGGCTTTTCCTTCTCAGTCGGTTTTTCGACTTCAGGTGTGAGCTCCAGCTCGTCGCTCGCGGGAGCGAGCGGCGACATAGAACCTTGTTCAATTCCTTGTTCCTTTCCTTGTTCTATTCCTTGTTCGGCTGTCGTTTTCGACAGGGGTCCCCTTGCGTTTTCGACAGGGGTCCCCTGTCCTTTTCGACAGGGGAGGGCTGACGTTTCTGCAAGGGGTGTCGTTTCGTTAACCCCTTGCGTTTTCGACAGGGGTTGCACTTCAGACAGGGGGTTTGCAGGGATTGCGTCAAGGCACAACCTGAACCGACGAACACCTCCAGGAGGCTGAGTGCTCAAAACAATCCTTCGTTCTTCGAGCGACCTGAGCGACTGACGAACGACACGGGGGGACTTCCGAGCGATCTTTGCGATAGTGGCGGTCGACGGGAAACAATCTCCCGTTTTGTCGTTCAAGCAGTGAGCAAGAGCGAGGAGGACGCAAAATTCTCCCGGCTCTTCAATGCCTGACTTGATCACTAGATCTACTGCTTCGAAGCTCATTCCTGTCGCTCCTCTTTCCCGCCGTTACGACTCCGTTGCCGCTCCACGGAAGGAGCGAGTACCTTGGAGACATGGGCCAATTCGGTTGCGTAGGCGTCCATTGCGAGCAAGACGACGTCCTGCCGCGTGACGCCGAACGCAGCCGAGATGAGGTCGAACTTTTCGACTAGGTCGCGCGGTGCCTTGATGCGCACGTCGATGTCTCCTTTCCGGAGTTCCGGGCGAATGAACATCACTGAGCCTCAACGCTCTTGTCCGTCTGATCAGTCAGCGGAGGAAAGCGCTTCCAAGCCTGTAGCTCAGGAAAGCGAAAGCGCAGATCGTTCTCTCGTACCAGTCCGAGACCACGTTTCACCCAAAGAGTCACGGACGGCTGTTTGATGCCAACGAGACGGGCCGCACGGCATGGACCGCCAAGTTCAGAGACAACTGCCCTGGCAAGCTCCATTGATCGGTGACGTGAAATTTCGTTGTTCATAGCAATCCTCATGTAAATGCAAGCCAAATAATAGCAGACGCTATCCACAAGAGCAAGCCAGAGCTAAAACTAACTGACATAGGATTAGCTATCATGAATACTCTTTCCGAACGCATTCGTTGGTTGATTCAACACTTCAACCTGTCTCAAACGAGCTTGGCGCGCCTTGCCGGTGTGACTCAGCCCTCGGTCGCGAATTGGGTCAACGGGCGCACGAGATTTCTGAAGTCAGAGCCTGCGATAAAGATTTGCCAGGAACTCCCTGTAGCGATGGATTGGCTTGTCAATGGAAATGGAGAGCCGCTTGTCTCGGACCAAGGCTCACAGCCGAAGGCCCCGAGCAATGTGGAGCCGGTGCGCAGCCACATGAAGAGGATTCCGGTCTTGTCCTACGTTCAGGCAGGAACGCCGACGGGAGTCGGCCAGATCCAGGCGCGCCAGACCGCCTTCGACAACGGGGATTTCATCTGGGTCGACGAAGAGTTGCCGGACGAGTGCTTTGCACTGAAGGTGACGGGCTCCTCTATGGAGCCGGACTTCTACGAAAAAGATGTGATCGTCATCGACCCGACGATCACGCCGTGCCCCGGCGACTTCGTTGTCGCCACTCGACTGAGCAAGAAGACGGACGAGTTGGAAACGACCTTCAAGAAGTACCGACCACGCGGGTATGACACATACGGGAATGAGATCTTCGAGCTCATCCCGTTAAACATCGACTATCCGACATATAACTCAGGAATTGACGACCTCAAGATCGTCGGCGTACTGGTCGAACATCGTCGCTCATATCGACGTCGTAAATAAAAGGTAGACAAAGAATGCAAATTAACAATTTCGGCACTTCAACAGTTCCTGCGAATATTGGTGAGATCATCCAATATTTGAGCGAATTCAAGCCAGCTGTTTGTGATTTTTGCGGAAATGACAAATGGACTGTAATGCTTAATACGCAAGGTCTCCCTACGGTTGTCGACCATAATCAATACAACATCATCAAAGACGGAGAAGTATTCCTGTACATGCTTTTCGGAGGCGCTCTGACAGAAAAGTGCATCCTCGTCCGTTGCCAGAAGTGTGGACAGGTGAAACTCTTTTCATACAGTATGCTGATGGACTGGGTTGTAAAACACAGAAAAGAATTGGAGGGGAAGAATGAGTGATAAAGGTGATAAGATAACCGCATCACAAACAACGGACACCTTCAATGAAAAGATTATGGATCACTCTGAACGTCTCGCAAGACTAGAAGAGCGCTCAACGCATCTTGCAACAAAGGAGGGTCTGGCAGAGCTAAAAACCACGACAAAAGAGGGAATTGCATCTCTTAAGCTAGATACGCAAAAATCTCTGGAAGAGCTAAAAATTTCTACGAAAGAAGAACTTGCTTCTCTTAGGTTAGATACACAGAAATCCCTGAACGCCCTATCCAAAGAACTCAACCATCAAACTAAGTGGTTCATCGGCGTTCTTCTGACTTCTCTTACGATCGTGACTGGCATCCTCTCCGCCGTAATAGCCTTCTTCTCACCGTAAACACAAACCCGTCAACCCAAACAGCCCGCCGCGCGCGGGCTTTTCTTTCGCCCATGCACATAGCACTTGCAAAGATAATTGCTCTCGCTATTGACTTCGTTCATTGCGTCTGCTATATTTTCGCCTATAGCAGCCCCCTGGAGCCGCCTTCTGGCGGCATGGGGGACGGTTGCGGCGCCGAAAGCCGAAAGTGCGGATGAGCCCGGATCGAGGTTTGGGACCCTCGAAATTACCTCTCGGAAGGGAGGGAAGCTCCAACGGCCAGTAAAGCCGGAAAAGCAGGGCGCCGACGTCAGTCGCAAGACTGGAAGCCACGATGGCCCTGAGCGTGGGTGGCCTAGGGAACCGAGAGGTTCCCTTGAAGGCTCTGTCTTCCCTTTCGGTCATTTTGGGCGGGCGGGGCCTTCAAAGGAACCTTTTCACGGAGAAAACAGCATGGAAACGAAAGAAACTTCCCTTCCATCGTGGGTCATGATGGCGATCTGGGTAACAGTTACGAAAGCCGTTGAGAACGGACACCAAGACCCACTCTTCTTGACAGATCAGCTACTCAAGTCAGCCGAGTTTCTTGGAATCACTGAGGATTCTTCTGTTCTTCTTCGGACTGATGAAGCTTCTCGCGAGCAGACAACCCCTGTTCAATCACATCCAGAGCATCCTTGATCGTCAGAAAATTCCGGAGAACCTGATTTCTGAACGTTTTCGGATCAAGACCAGTGTTGATTGGAACAGGGACGAGTTTCAGGGACGGAGCCATGATCTTCAAGATTTCGAAGGCTTCTTGCCTACGCTCATTCATTCTTTTTTCCTCCTTCGAGGTTAGTTGACGGGATGCAGAACTTTCCGAGCCCTGCATCACAAGCCTACCCCCGAAGGAGGTTTTTGCAAAATCTTTTTCACTCCCCACCAACTTTCGGTCATTGGGGACGCTCGGGGCCTGAAAGGGCACTTTTCCGCGCGGAAAGTAACCGTTTGAACTGCGTTAGGTAACAAATCACGCTAAGATAGGTAATCTTTCCTCACCACCCCACAGGACACGCTATGAGCAAAAACGTTCGTGCTCGCGGTTCGATGATTCGGAACTTTCTCTTGAGGACGCTATCAGACGCGTCTCATCCGATGACGTATGCCGAGTTAAGCGAACTCGGAGCCAAAAAGTTCAGCATCACTAAGTCTGCCGTTGCAAAACACCTTCGAGGCTTGAAGGAACAGGGAACAATTGAAGTGTTCGCCAAAGGACGCTCGCGCATCTGTACGCTGAAACAGCTAGAGAAAACTCACCTAGACCTAGCCGTCAACGGGCCCGGTAGCATTGACGAAATGGATGTGTACCTGAAGGTTGTCAAGCCACGACTTACCAACTGTTGCGATAGTGCTGCAAACATTCTTGAGTATGGCTTTACCGAGATGCTTAACAACGTTTGCGATCACTCTGGAGCAACCAAGGTCACCATTGACATCATCAGAACGGCAATATCGACAACCATCGCAATCATCGACAACGGTGTCGGAATCTTCAGAAAGGTTAAGGAAGCTTTGGGGTTACCTGACGAACGACTTTCTCTTCTTGAACTGTCGAAAGGGAAGTTTACGACTGATCCAGCGAATCACACAGGAGAGGGGATTTTCTTCACTTGCCGAGCCTGTGACCGTTTTGCCATCTACTCGAACAATCTTGTGTTTACGCACCTTGATTCTTCCAGAGACCTGCTTGACACAGTGCCAGAATTTGGAGATCTTCCCGGTACGATTGTTCTAATGAACATAAACAACAACTCCAACAAAAGATTGAAGCAAGTCTTCGATACATTTTCTTCTGTTGATGATGGGTTTTCGAAAACCGAGGTTCCCGTAAAACTCGTTCAGTACGAAAACGAAGGGTTAACATCTCGCTCTCAAGCTAAGCGACTTTTGTCAAGAATCGATCGGTTCAAGTACATCACGCTTGACTTTGAAGGAATTCATTTTGTTGGACAAGCTTTTGCAGACCAGATCTTCAGGGTTTTCGTAAAAGCACACCCAGATTTGGAAATTCGATACAAAAACGCAAACGAAGAAATTGTGCGAACAATCAAAACGGCTCAAAACAACACCGTTGAATAAGATATAGCCGGCCGGACTTCGGTCCGATGTTCTGCTACCAGGCCCGCCTCGCGCGGGCCTTTCTTTTACCTACAGAAGGCCTTTCGAAGCCGCTTGTCGTTTTGTTCAACGTTTACCTAACCTTGATCGACAACGTTCTCCAGACAGGCGGCTTCGAAAGTTCCTCCCGCCACCGTTCCTAGGGACAAATTGTCCCCAGGGAAGCCCTCTCGAAGCCGCTTGCTTCATCGCTTGTCACTGCGGACGCTGTTCTCCCCCGCAGGCGGCTTCGAAAGATCTTCCCGCCCGCCGCGCATGCCCCTCACGGACGGCTTTTCCTCGTGCGCGGTGCGGCGGCCCCTTCTCACCGCTGACGCCACCGACGACTCAGCGCCCACCTTCCCCGCGGCCTCTCACCAGGTCGCGGGGCTTTTTCTTTTTGGAGCACACCATGAAGTCGATCCTCGCCAAGCTTCACGCCGCATACGTCGACGTGGCCTTCGCCGCCAAGGCGGCAGACATCACCCCGGCACAGGCGATCGCGATCACGATCTTCGGCGCGGTTGCGGTGTGCCTCCCGACCGCTTTCTTCTGGGCGCTCGGCACCCTCTGGAAGGCGACCCACTGAACCACCATCACAAAGGACGCAAAGATGGAAAAGACAGACCTCTCCGACGTGCGGGAAGTGGTTGTCGACTACGCGGCGATGCCGCCAGACGATCAGTGGAACTTCCGCAAGGGCATGCGGGCGAGCGGGCACTTAAGTGTGTCGGATCGATTTCTGCACGGCTACTTGATGGGCTTCGACCTAATCCGCATTGCGGGCTTCCGTAACTTCATGCTTCAGAGCTTCTCGCAAGCCTTCACCTACGGCTATTGCTACGGCGCCGAGCTCGGCGTAGGCCAGAAGCGACACATTCAATCGCTGGAGAAAAATCATGTATGAACATTTTGACACCCCTCGCGCACCGCTCCAGTTCGCCCCCGAGTGCTCCACCCCTCCCGGCCCTTCCCGCTACGAGATCGCGCTCGACGATCTCGCGGGGAATGACGGCACGATGGTCGTCCGCTCGGTCTACGAGCTCGCCGAGAAGGTCGAGAACGACTTCGACGGCGACGCGACGCTCACCGTTGAAGGCTTTCAGGCCGCCAAAGAGCGCTTCGAGGCGCTCGTTGAAAAGGCTTACGAGGCGTTCGACGCCTACGAGGCAAAACTTGAAGCGATTGAGGAGGTTTTCAATGCACGCCGTTGAATCTTTTTTGGACGACTGGGGCGAAGAGGTCGAAGACCCCTTCGAGGACGCGATCATCGAGGCCGAGCGCGAAGAAGGCGAGCGCCTTTTCGACGCTCTGGACGAGATCAGGATCTTCACTCACGACGACATCCAGCACGTGACTTTCGAGTCCCCCGAGGAGCTCGCCGAAGCCGAGCGCATCTTTGACGCCCTCGTGAAGGAGGTTCACAAACGCTTCTACGCCTACAGCGCGAAGCTCTGCTATATCGAGGCAACCCATGGACACGCATGACGACGACGTGGCGGCGTGGTGGCGCACCTGCGATTTCATCGCCAGCGCCGCCGAGACGCTTCTCTTCCTCGCGTGCCTCGCCGCCGCCTTCTTCGCGCTCTGCGGCATCGGGACCCTCATCATGATGGTGGTCGAATGATGCCCTACGGACGACGCAGAAGACGAAGCTACACGCGCAGGCTGAAGCCGAAACCCCAACCCATCCCCCGAGGCGAGCCCCAAAAGCCCGCCTCTTTCTTCGCCCGCATCTGGGCGCTCATCAAAGGACTCTTCAAATGACCGAACTCTCACGTGCCGAATGGCTTGCGCAAAGACGCACCGGAATCGGCGGCAGCGATGTGGCCGCCATTCTCGGGCTCTCACCGTGGCGAACTCCCTACCAAGTGTGGGAAGACAAGACGGGACGCTCCGAAGAGCAACCCGAAACTCCGGCGATCTACTGGGGTCGACTCCTCGAAGATCCGATCCGGCAGGCCTACGCCGACCGAACCGGTCTCACCGTTACGAAGCCAGACCGCATGTTCACGAGCGAAGCGCACCCCTTCATGCTTGCGAACCTCGACGGCATTGCCAGTGACGGGCGAATCGTCGAATTCAAGACGACGAGCAGAGCCGACGGATGGGGTGAGGAAGGATCCGACGAGATCCCCGACTACTACCAAACGCAGGTGCAGCACTACATGTCCGTCATGGGGGCTGAACGCACCGACGTGGGCGTCTTGATAGCCGGGCGAGACTTCCGAATCTACACCGTAGAGGCCGACGCAGAACTGCAGCAGATGCTCATCGAAGAGGAAGCCAAGTTCTGGGAGCTCGTCAAGACGGATACGCCGCCGGGAGTCAACTGCACAACCGACGCCGCTCGGCGGTGGAGGACGGCAACAGCTAACAAAGTTCTATCCGCAGACGCAGAAATGCTGAGCGTCTGGGAAGACCTCTGCGCGATCCGCCATCAGATCGATGTGCTGAAGGAAGAAGAAGATGCGCTGAAGACTCTGATCATGCGCGCGATGAAGGACGCCGTATCGCTCAAAGCCGACGGCAAGACTCTTGCCTCATGGAGTCTTCCCTCCGCGCGCAAGACTGTAGATACCAAGCGCCTCAAGGAAGAATTCCCGAACGTCTACGAAAGCGTCCTGAAGCAAAGCGCACCGCAACGAATTTTCAGAATTTACTCCCCGAAGGATTGAACACCATGTCGAACACCAACAACCGCGTAGCGAACCCCTTTGCTCCCACGGGAGCGGTCTCTACGCCCACCAACGGACAAGCCACGGCAATGACAGACCAGGCCCGTGCCGTGGCTGAAGTTCAGGCCGCGCTCATGATCGCGAAGATGAATCCCCGCGATCCCATCAAAGCGATGGACAGAATCCTGAACTCCTGTACGCGCCCCACCCTCGCCGACGCCGCGACCTACGCGTACGCACGAGGCAAGTCCAACGTCACAGGCCCGACCATTCGTTTGGCCGAAGCCATCGCCCAGGGATGGGGGAACATTCAGTACGGGATCCGAGAGGTCTCTCAAACCGCGGACGTCTCGACGGTAGCCGCATACGCATGGGACGTTGAGACAAATACCCGCCGCGAAGTCGTTTTCCAAGTCCCTCTGAAACGAGACACGAAGAAAGGATCCTACAGGCTCACGGACAGCCGAGACATCTACGAACTCGTAGCGAACCAAGGAGCACGCCGACTGCGCGCCTGCATTCTCGGCGTGATCCCCGGCGACGTCGTAGAGGCGGCACTCAACCAATGTGCGGTTACGCAGAAGGCGCACATCGACATGACGCCAGAAGGGCTACAGAAGCTTGCCGAAAGCTTCGCTCAGTACGGCGTGAGCAAAGCGCAAATCGAGAAGCGCATTCAGCGCCGCCTCGATGCGATTCAACCGGCACAGGTCATCAGCCTGCGCAACATCTTCCGTTCTCTGCGGGAAGGCATGAGCACCGCATCCGACTGGTTCGAGCCTATCGAAATATCGTCTACGGAAGAAGCCCAAAAGAAAGGCGCTGCCGGTCTCAAGGCGAAACTGAAGAAGAAAGAGGCTTCCATCGAGGCGATCCCTCCTTCTACTGACGAGCAACCGCTTCCAGAGGAAGAGATTGCCACGCAGACCATCGCCCCCGAGGATCAGCCCGACGCAGGAGCGCCCGAACCCGATCCCTGGATCGCAGGCTACGAAGCCGCGTCGAAGGCCTGAGACAACACGATGAACACAACCAAATACGGGAAGCTCGTTCGAAAGGCCCGCCTCGACAACGACATCACAATGCTCGAAATGGCCCGAAGCATCGGCGTCCTGCCGTCTCTCCTCTGCGCAACAGAGACCGGCGAAACGCAAGTTTCCGCCGACCTCCTGGAGAAGGTTGAGAAGTTCTTCGGGTCCAGAGGGATTGTGGTCAAAGGACTTCGAGAGGCGGCCCAGAAGCCGACGAACCCGTGACAAAGGAAACCACCATGATCATTTACGTTCTTTCCCTCAGCGACATGCGGGGGCAGGTTGATCGACAAAGAATCGTAGCCTGGTCCCTCGACCCGAAGAAACTTCAGGACTGGATGGAGTCCTTCCTTGTGGAACCCTACAAGGACGAACCCTCCGCGGACTTCTTCGGTTACGTCCACCCCTATCAAAAGGTTTTCGAGAAGGGCAGCCCGCTGGAGTGGTTCAACCCTCCAATGGGAGGCCTGCAAGGAGTCACACGACAGAAGATTCCTGAAGAGGACTTTTCGGACTGGAAAAACCACTTCCGATTCATCGAATGACTTTCGGCCCCGCCCCTGACGGTGTGCGGGGCCACCTCATTTTTGGAGAAACCAATGATCTACGGTTATGCCCGAGTGAGCTCCGTCGACCAAAACCTCGACCGCCAGACGACCGCCCTCAACGCCGAAGGAGTGCAGTCGATCTTCACAGACAAGATGTCGGGGAAGGATCTTCACCGCCCCGGCTTCGAGGCGCTGAAGGATGACGTCCAGGCCGGCGACAAGATCGTCGTGGTGAGCATGGACCGCCTGTCAAGAAGCCTCAACGACCTTCTGACGACCGTCAACCACTTCACGGAAAAGGGCGTGACGATTCGCTTCATCAAAGAGAACATCGAGATCACGCCCGACAACGTGTCACCGATCAGCAAACTGCTTCTCGGGATCATGGGCGCGGTCGCGGAGTTCGAGCGAAACCTCATCCGGGAGCGACAGAGAGAAGGGATCGAGCTCGCCAAAAAGCGCGGCGTCTACAAGGGGAGAGCACCAGTGCAGCTCGAAAAGATTGCACAGGTCAAGCAGCTCGTCGCCGAGGGAATTTCCGTGGCAAGCGCCTGCCGACAGGCCGGGATCGCAAGAACGACTTTCTACGCCAAGAGAGGCGAGCTGCTAGGCGAAGGGAACTCCGCCTGGGCTCAGTGACAAGGAAAGAGCATGAAAAATTTGCACTTCCGCGTGCCCGTCACGCTAGACGTTTCGGTGAGCTTAGGCACGACCGAAGCAACCGACACCACTGCCAAGCAATGGCGTTCGTGGCCGAAAAACGCTCACGAAAAGATGGTGCGAGGCGAGTGGCTACTCGTTCGCTTCCTCGCCAGTGGAGACGACATTTACTCCTTCGAAATCGCCTACTTCAACGGGTGGGATCTTGTGAACGGAGTCGGGCAGACCCTCTTCCTACCAGAAGGGTGCACACTCGACGACCTCAACGAGGACTGCGCCAACGACGATCTCGTCTACCGGTACCACATGCCAGAGGGACTCACGTGGATCCCGCTCGTCGAACTGTTGGAAGACGTAGAAGAACAGGAACCCTTGCAAAAGGAGGTTCAATGATGAATCAGGCAAAAGGGTTTCTACGAGAGCTCTCCCTCATTGAGCGCGACCGTCGCGGCTACGCAGACGGCCTGCTTCTCTGCGGCTTCATGGATCGCGTGCGGCGCGCCGCCGTCGAAGAAGATTTTCCGTTCGGAATAGATTCGTACGATCCGTCTGTTCAATTCAAATTCGATGATGGCTCGGTACTGCACATCGGCAACCCCGCTCAGGTGAGCTATCCCGTCAGCGCCTACGAGAAGAAGGAGCTGAAAGCATGCCAGAGGACCTGAACGGCCTGAAGGGCGATCTCTCCATGCTCCGCGACTTTCTCTTCTTCTGGATCTTCTTGCCGATCCTTATCCTAATCCTGATCACCAAGCTCCTCGTGCAGATCCTCTTCTTCACGGGGATTTTCATCGTTGCGGCCGGAGCGACCGTCGTCGATCTGGTCTCAGATCTCACAAGGAGAGGACGAGGGTGACTGGATACGACCCAACTCAGTGGAACCTTTGGCCTGCAGTTCGACCGCCGACAGGCGTTCTGATGCGCCTCGAAATTGTGGTGGACTTCGACCGCGGGGGGCCTGTTCATCGGTATGCAGCATTCTTCGACGGTGAAGAGTTTCGATTTCACAAGCCTCCTTTTTGCCAGATCTCCATCCCACGCTATTCGCTCACGCGTTTCCGCCCATGGAACGATCCAGAAGAGAAAACAACCATTTTGACAGCATTGTCAAAATGATCTGCTCCTTGGATTTTTATCGAAGTGAGCAATCTCTCAGCAATGACATGATGAAGTACCGCCTAAAAGACAAATACACCCAACGCCGCCTCGACGAGATCAGTAACGGCGACTTCACGGAGCGGTTGCAGGAGTCCGTCTCCGATGTCGCGCCGTGCGTCGTTGTTTCCTTCGGGAAATACCCCGGCGAGGAAAAACGCCTGCGCTTCATGGCGGCGTTCGAACACAAGGAAGTCGAGGCCATCCCTGCGCTCTATGACCCGACGGTCTGGAATGAATGGCCGAACGCGGCGCCGCCGAGCGGCGTCCTGATGCGCGTAGAGATCTTCCCGAAGGAGGGCTATCTCTCCGACAGGATCACGCCGTGCTCGGACAATGCGTACGCGCGTCGCGTGCTCACCTGCGCCCGCTGGGTCGACTGGTGGCGCCTCACCGACACGGACGAGAAGATCGACCCGCGAAAGATCGATCGACTTCGCTACAAACCATGGGAGTTCGAAGAATGAGAAAACTCGAACGACATTACAAGACGATCCCTGAGTTCTATGCCCGCAGGCACTTCGAAGAACTCACCGCCGGCTACGAGGCGGCGCACCGCTCCAGGCGACTGACCGCCCTCATCGAAGGAGATCCTTTCCACTTCTTCACCGATTCAAGGTATTGCCGCGAAGACTACGAGCACGTCCGCGCACAACTTGCGAACTCGAAGGCCTGGAGCATTGGTTGGGCCGTCGCCCAGGAAGCGCTGCGCGACGCCGTGGCGCCAGCCCAAACTCTGGCTGAACTTTTCAAGATGGAGAAGTACGCATGAAATACCGACTCAAGGACAAAGAGCTTCAACGCAAGCTCGACGAAATCTCCAACGGCGACTTTTCTGTCCAGTTGCAGAAGGTGAGCGATGACATGCTCAGCTCTATCACTGGTCCAAGTGTCAACTTCGGCGGCCTTGCGAGGGTCGTCGACGACCGCTTCCGCAACCTCGCTCCGCGTTTTTCCTTCCGATTCCACAAGGACGAAGTCGAAGAAGTCCCCCAGTACGACCCGACGAAGTGGAACGAATGGCCCGACGTGGAGCCGCCGAGAAACAAGCTCTTGCGCACGGAGATCTTGACAGAGCGAATCGATTGGTACACCCCAGAACCGCGCGGCGGACAATCCCGATTCAAAGGGAGCGGAATTTTTGACGGTAAGGAATGGTACTTCTACGACGCAACCACAAGAAAAGAAGGCGAAACGGTTCGCTTCCGCCCTTGGGTTGGACCTGACGAGGATGACAAGAAATGAACCTTCTCCTTCAATCCATCGCCTTCTTCGTGAAAGGCATGATCCGTGAAGTCTGGCCCATTTTCTTCGGTTTTTTCTTCGGCGGTCTCCTCACGGCCCTGACCTTTCGTCTTGACCTGTGCGAGGTGATCCCGCAGATCCTTTCCGACGCGATGATCATCTTCGTCATCGGCGTATTGGGCGCCCTCGCCTGGTGCCTGGGGAAAGTTGTGCGATGGCTGTATCGAAACCGCGGCTTCGTGCCAGTCAATTTCTCAGCCAACCATGAAGGGCGCACGGTCTACCGCGCCGTCCTATGGATCCCCTGGGAATGGAAGACGCTCAGCTTGACAGATCAGACGCAGCTGATCGTCGCGCAGCTAAAAGGGCAAGAAGTCTTGAACAACAAGACATAAACGACCTTTTCACTTGACAAAATTATACCGTTTTGGTATAATTTTCAATGAAAAGGAGGTGATGCTATGTGGACTTAAAAACAACCGAAACAATCTCCGTCACAATCAATCTCGGGCTCTTCAAATTCACGAGAAAGGTTGTTAAGACCAAGACGGAAAAACGGGATACGAAGCCTCGTTCCAAAAAGCCTCGGTAACTGAAAGCCCTCCCCGATCGGTTCGGGGAGGCGTCCACACAAGCAAATCACCTCCAGGGAGTCATTGTAATGTTTTACGGATTGACGATCGAACAACTGGATGACGGATGCTTTCAAGCATCATCGCGCGACATTCCTGAATGCGTGTTCGTCTGTGACAACAAGGAAGAGGTTCGCGTTGCCGGTCGGGATGCCATCCCTGCGGCCATGGAGCTCTTCTACCGAAAGCGTCGCCGCCCCATCCCCCTTCCCACGCCCGTGCGAAAGGGAGAGATCCCCTACCGCGTGCCCGTTCGGGTTCAGGCAAAAATCCTCTTTTGGAACCACCTGATCGAAAACGGGTACCGTGTCTCGGACGTCGCCAAGAAGCTCTCCATCTCGCAGACGCAGGCACAACGCTACGTCGATCTGACCAAAGACCGCGCCAGCATGGATGCCGTCGAAGAAGCTATGGAAGCATTCGGGATTGCACTCACCGTGTACGTTGATGATTAGGATGAAACTATGGATGATGGGTGAAGGCACTTAATGTACGAAACCCTTATCGCTCTTAAGGAAGCCATTATCATTTCTTCGTATACTCCTTCGCCTAAGGAGGTTTCGCAATGACAATTTTTGTTGTGTCAGGGTATTCTGACACCCCCTCTGACAAACTGCCTGAAGTTCTGGAAAGGGAAGTTGCAGAAGCAGACAGGATCAAGCTAACCCAGCTAACCTGGCTTGTTGCCTTCAACGGAAGTTCTAAAGAACTCCAGGAAAAGCTAGGCATTAAGAAGGGCGGCCTGTCCGGATTTGTATCCACAGCTACCGACATTTCGGGAGTCGGTTCATTTGAGCTTGCCCAGTGGATCAAAGCCAAGCAGTCTGGAGAATAGCCATGAGCGGCGAGTACGATCTTGGAACCTCCGCTCGAGATCTAGTAGAGCTTGGTACGAGAGCTACGGACGAAAAGATTTCCGGCGTCGAGACAAGACTTAAGACAGTTGAGTCTGTCACGGAAGGCATTCGGCAGTCCCTTTCCGGCACACAACAAAGACTTGAGGGAATCAATGTTCGGTTGGATGAAATCGACAAATCTGTCAAGGATTCAACTCGAAGCTTGTCAGACCTCAAGGCTGCCATTAGCAAAGAAAATGGGTACAAGGAAGGAATGAAGGACGGGTTTAAAGTCCTCCATTGGGTCTCGGGATTGCTCTGTGCCGTAGCCGGTGGCGCCATTACCTTGGTTGTAAAACAGCTCCTTACATAAATCAACGCAAAAATTTTGGCCCTGAGAATTCGCTCCTCAGGGCCTTTTTCTTGACAGCGCCTCGGAATCTGGTACACTTTCCCTTGCCCCGTGAAAAGGACGGGGTCGGGATTGGCGTCCCGAATATGAGGCGGTCAGCCGCCATCGAACCGTTCGACGCGGCTTTTTTGTGGCTGATCGCAAGGGGTGGGCACATTCTGCCTACCCTTTGAAGTCACCCGTTACGGGCTAGACTGCGGGCCTCTTCGGAGGGCCGTTTCCTCATAGCGGTACGCCAACCCGCAGTCTTCCCACCACCGATTGGCGTCGGTGAAAACTTATGAGGTGACTTCAATGTCAGCAATCACTACGTTCTCGTTCGAGAACAAGTCCATCCGCACGCTCGGCACTCCCGAGATTCCTCTTTTCGTCGCGGTTGATCTAGCAACCATTCTCGGATACCAAAGCGCCAAGGACGCAACGCGATTCCTTGATGAAGACGAACGGACTCAGGTCGCTGTTGAAACCGCTGGTGGCACGCAGAAAGTGACCGCCGTAACGGAAAGTGGCCTGTACGCGATGATCTTGAAGAGCCGTCGCCCCGAAGCAAAGCGCTTCCGCAAGTGGGTGACCTCCGAGGTCCTCCCCGCGATCCGCAAGACGGGCCGCTACGAATGCCCTGCTCAGCCTCAATACCTCACCGATCAGCAGTGCTGGGCTATTCAATCCGCTGTTGGCAAACGGGCACGAGGCCAAGGCGCACACTTTCAGACGATCTACCGAGCTCTGAAGGCGCGCTTTCAAGTTCCGACCTACACGCGAATCCTCTCGAAGGACTTCGAAGCGGCGATCGAGTTCATCCAAACGTGCGAGCTCCGAGCGCCAGTTCGGCAGGAAACCGCGCCGCAACTTACAAAGCAAGACGACTTGTGCCCGCACTGTGGTCTGCGTCCGATCCCGCACGACTCGATCGTTCTCTCGTCGTCAGAAGCGGAGTCGCTCCTGACCTTCATCTACTACGTTCGCTTCCTCTTCCGCGACGCGAACGACCTTGTCTACCAACTGCTTCGCGCGGTCAACTCGCCTATGGCTGGAAAGTTCTGGGACGCACTCCATGAAGTCAACTGGGGGCGCATGCTTGACACCCTTGCCCGTCACGGGCACGACATCCGAGACATGAAGTGCTATCAGCACTTCATCTCTGACAGAGCATGATCTGAGTGTATCTCTTCAACTCAAGGAGTTTTTGAAATGAAACTGGATTGGAATTTGATGCGGACGATTCTCGCTCACGTCGAATCCGAGACAATCAGGGAGTTCGTCGACGATGCCGAATCCCTGTCGTGCTGGCAGGAAGGTCAACTGCTATCCAATCGGCATACTAGTCGGATCGATCCCGCAGTGCGCGTCGTCTTCAAGCACATCCAGATGCTTGAGCGCGGGGGATTCATCGAAGGAATCCGTGTTGACGAGAGTCTTGACGGCTTCTTCCAAATCAGCTTCTCAGCGAACCCGTCGCTCACACTTTCAGGCTACTCGTTACTCGAAAGTCTGCGAGCTGATGGCTTCATCGACAAACTCAAGGAGTTTGCCAGAGAGAAATCCGTACCCCTGACCATTGAAACCGTCAAATTACTTGGTGGAGTTTTAATTCAGAACATCCTCAAGTAA